TTGCTCAGCAACCTTGTAGATGGTTCTGATAACTTCGCGGTTGATTTCAGCAAGAATCTCAGTTGAGAGAATGTTTGCTAATTCCGCTTCAGCATTCAGACCGTGGATTGCCTTAAGGTCTTGTGCGAGTTCTAATGAGTACTCGGCTTTCAGTGCTCTGGTCTTTGCAGTAACGGTGACTTTCTCGATTGAGAATGCCATTTCGTTGAACTGAGCACCAGCAGCGCCAAGATTCTCGGAATCGCCAGTTGGCATACCCTGACCGACGTTATATGCCGTTGAGGTTGCGGAACCAACTGGGTTCAGGATTGATGGGTTTGTACCGCCTTGTGCAGTTGTACCAACACCAGCATTAACATCGGAGAATGCTTCGGTTGGATCAGCGCCGTAGCTAGCATTTTGACCAGAGAATGAAGTATCTGCTTCGTTGAAGAATGCTTCAGTTCCGCTCTGGCTGGCATAGCGGGAGCGCATTGCAAAGATGAGTCCAGTAGGACCGCTCATTGGTTGAACGCCAGCGAGGTCATAAGCGACCAGGTTAGGCATTGAACGGCGAATGAGTGAAATCAGAACTGGGTCGAAACCTGCGGTAGGACCACCTGGGGTGGAATCACCACCAAATGCGCCCTGAGCGCCAGCGATGTTTCCACTGTTGGTTGGTGACTCCATGAGCATACCCATGGAACCGCCATCGAAAGCAGCTTGCTCTCTTAAAAATCTTTCTTGGTTTTCGAGCAGGACAGCGGTTACAGCTCTACGATGAGAATCTTTGATTCCATCCTCATAATTGAGGAGAGGTGCCCACTTTTCCTGCAGATGCTCGGAATGGAACATTTGCGTTTTACCTTTTACTAAGTGTTTGTTTTTTGGTTTGAATTATATTAAATTCAATTATTTGCCAAATCTTGAAAGAGTGTTCAAGTAAGCAGACATTGAACCAGAAACGGATTCTGGTGCAGAATCTACTCCCTCAGACAATGTTTCAGTTTTAGCAGAAGGAGATACTGTTCTTGAAGGGAAATATGATTCCTTCAAAGTCTCCAATTTTTCACGATATTCTTCTTCACTTCCAAACTCAACACTTTCGGCAAGTGAAGCGAGCTTGTCTTTCTGAGTTGCAGCTAAGCCCTCAGAAACTTGTTCAAAGATTCCATCAGCAACCGACTCTGCGAGACGCTTGTTGAGTGAAATATTTTTCTCGATTTGCTCGTTGAGTTTTGTTTCCATCTCATCAAGTTTTTCTACCATGCTCTCAAGCACATCATATTTATCTTCAGGGATTGATACATAATGATCTTCAAAAAGTCCTTTCAGACCAGTCATGAAGGATTCGGTTAACTCCTCCTTCAGACCGTTCTGGATGACTAAATGGTTCTCATTGAACCATTCTTCTGATACATATTCGAGATATGCATCTACGCGCTCGGAAAGAGATTCTTTGATCTCTTCAACTTCTTCGGCAAGAGCAGCTTCATACTGCGCTTCAAGTGCTTCTTTAACTTCAGAAACCTTAGAACGAAGAGCAACTTCAAAGATAACACGCGCTTTTTCTTGGAATTCCTCAGAAAGCTCTTCGCCTCCTAGGAGAGCATTGACATCTTCTTCGATATCAAACTCTTCTTCCATTTCCTCTTCTTCTTCCTCTTCCTTCTTCTTACCTTTCTTTTTACCGCCCTCTTCTTCCTCTTCTTCTTCCTCTTCTTTCTTACCACCTTCGTAGTGAGAACCTTCGGTTACTTCTTCTTCTTCTTCTTCAGTCTCAATAATTACATCTTCATCATCGAGTTCCTCTTCTTCCTTTACACCAGTCGGCATTGGCATAGCAGGCTTAGCACCTTTGTTAACAACATTTCTAACTTGTTGTAATGTTGCGCCAGGTGTTTTTAACTTTGCTGAATCATCATCAGTCTTATAATTTTCTGGTGTAGGTCCGCCTAAATCTTCCCATCCACCAGTTTGACCTGGGGTTGAAACTGGGGTAGCACTCTTTTCTGCCGATGCTGGAGCAGATGCACCAGCGTTTACAGCAGTTTTGGATTGCTTAGTGCCTACTTCCATTTCTTGTAATTGTTTGCCACGAGACATTTGAACTCTCCGATTTTCCTGTAGTAAATCTATATTTATTTATAAATTAATAAATTACAACGAATTTAAGAATTTGTTGAATAATGATAA